CATTCACAGTCCCGCCGAACTTGAAATCTCCATCTCTAATGTTGGTGAGTACAAGTTCGCTCGTTCCGCTATGACCCGAAGCACCGCTGCGCCAAGAGACGATTTCTCCATATGCGCCGCTATATCCTGCTCCAGTTGCCTGTTGTGCTGTTGCTCCTGCGATAAAAGATCCCGACACCCCGCTATCGTAGAAATTGATGCGGACATGCTTTTCTTCTAGCAGGGGATTGAGGATCAACCCGAACTGACGATACTCGTTTTCCGTGCTTACCTTCTCGTTCTCGCTGCGGAAATAGTCCTTGACGATCATGATGGAGGATGCGCCAAGTTCCTTCACAGGATCCGAACCGTGTCCATTCGGGGGAGACATGACGGGTTCAGCCAAGTCCTGCAAGAACACCTTTTCCGTGGGAACATCCAATCCCTTGACGAATTCCAATGATGCAAATGTATAGTTTTTTCCACCATCAACCAACTCAATTGAATCAATCAATCGGATAGTCTCAAAGAACTCCGTGCAAGAGGTAACGCCATTTGCACCAAGAACATCAGATCCCGCAGTCAGACCAAAGCGAACAGAGACTTCTGCGCTTGTGCTGTAAGGGTTCGATGTGTTTACATTCGCATCACCATCGCCAACTACCTTGATGTAAGGGACGATAGAGAATGTGCTTGGGCTTCCACCGCCCGAAACGCTTGCCGAGAATGGATCTGCAACCGTTACATATGCTGAACTTCCATCCGTTGGCGTAAAGGATGTGATGACCCGTCGCTGTCCCAATCCCTGACCGTTGTCAATCGACAGAACCATGTTCTCATAGTATCCCTCTTGGAGGAATAGGAACTTGGAAGCCAAGGTAATTCCAGTTGCACCCAAAGCAACATCAGCGACCACCGTATTGTTTGCGGATGGGAATACGCAATTTGTGGAGACAACGAAGGGCTGAACATCGGTGTTCATCTTGATGAAGGCGATCTCGCCGTCAACGGCATCCTCCTGAACTCTCCATTGCAGGATTCTCTCGTCGTTGCTGCGGAGATATTCAACAAACTCCACGGGCATGTAGCCGATGGAATCTCCTTGGGTCTTGGTGAGGAACTTTCTCTTGGACTCGGAAATCTGATACAAGAACTTCCAACGATAGCCGTCTGAAAGTCTTCTGATCCGCGAATCCGTATGCATTGGTGCTACAAGAGACGGGGAATTACTTGCATTGTCAATACACTTGTATACCCTCTCCTCATCAACCAATGCGTAGAATGGTGCGGGGTTGAGGTCATCGAATAAATCGATGTTGTCGCGGTAAGCCGTGTATACAGCACCAGGTGTCCAATCGTAACGACGAACTACCAAAGAAACATCTGCGCGGTCGATTCTCTTGTGGGCAAAGATGCCTCTCCAAAAGTCCGTATCGTCTTTTACAGAATCGACACTCCGTGGAGGATTCTCATCATCTGTCCATGCAACAACCTTGCCAATTGAGAGAAACAGATTGTTCTCGTCAACATCGCCGTAGATGTCAAGAAGAGAACGAGCGGCAATCCGCTTGTGGTTTTGACGAAATGGGTCGCAGGATCCAGCCATTGCTTTGTATTTAGAGTGCTTCCTCTACACTATCAGAAACTGTTATTTGAGGTGGCGGTACGAATTCATATGCAAAGAGGTGAATCTTCCTTGTACCAGGGATCAATCTGTCCTGTTCATCCAAGATATCCATTCGAAGAGTGTGTCTTCCATCCTTGACCAACTTCAAAACCGTTTGGCGGCTGTTGATTGAAAGTGTGCTTCGGAGTTTGTTGTCTAGGTAAATCCTGATGCTCTTTGCCTTGTAATAGGAAAGATTGCCTTCATTTTCGATTGTAAACTTCACAAGAAGTGTCCTGAAGAAGTTGTAGTCGCTTTCCGATGTACCAACTGGGACTTTGGGATTATTAGTGATCAATCCCTCTGCGGGTGTATTGATTGCAATCTTTGGTACGGCGACATTCACGAAGTTTTCGTTTCGGCAATCGAACTCTTGTCCCTGTGGCATGTTGAAGAATGCTCGGGCGGTGATCTTTCGGAACTCGCTGTTTTCATCGTACTCAAGCAATGCATACTTGAAGTCGTAAGGCTCGGTGTAGTAAAGCCCATTTGGACAACGGTTGATCTCCCCGTTGCAAGGCTCCGACACATCTGCCGTGATATTCAGCGGCGTAACCGTGGATAGAAGATCTCCTGCCCATTTGCCGACATCCTCTATTCTCCATCCCTCTTTGCGATATGACCACTCCGACCACCCGCCGTTTTCGGACAGGAAGTCGTTAATTTGTGTATTCCAAATCTTTGCGATATGGTATCCACGGGAGACCATCTTGTTGGGGTGGGGATACACAATCCAAAACGGATCGGCATTTGGGAAGTCATCCTCGTATAGGATTCCACTCGTTGCACCGACAAATTCGATATTGTTGGTCATCGGATTGCCCTGCAAAGCCAATCCATTTCCAGTTCCACGAATCAGAATGTCGTGTGTGTCGGGGGAGTATCCCGCAGCAGTCAAACCGCCGCCCGTCACCCCCGTGAGAAACCACAGGGAAAGGTCATCGAAGGTTTGGAATGTGTATGGCACATAGTGTCCAATGATCGGCACATGATATGACATGAGAGCGGACGCATTCTGCAAGTCTGCCTCTGCACACCGCTTGATAAGAACAGATCCAAACATGGCTGTTCCGATTGGGTGTACCAATCTGCGAATGATCTCTCTATATCTGTCAACTACCACCTCAGTCTTCAGAACATACGACCAGTTCTGATAGAAGTGATTGTCCTGAAGAACCTTATTTGTGCTTAGTCTGCCGTCATTGTTGGCGTAATATCCCGCAGACTGACAAAGGGCACCGACAGTTACCGTTCCGCTGAATCCCGAACCACGAACGGTATCGATGACAATTGTGGGCGCGACCTTGTAGTTGATTCCGAAGTCATTGATGTCAATCTTTCGGATCGATCCCGACCCATCAACCTCAACAACGGTTCCGACAGCCTGCTGACCGCTATCTCCGCTTGCAGCAACAAATCTGACCCTGTCGCCTATTTCATAGTCGCTGCCGCCGTTAGAAATCGACAACGACGAGACAACGCTATAGACAGAAACCTCATGGAATGACTCTTCGCCATCCGTGAAATCAATGCCCATGTTTCCCGCAGTAAAAGTTCCGTTACGACCCGAAATCAAGAGTTCCGCTACTGGAAAGTTGTCGATCTGATAAACATTGACATCAACAACACGGGCGGTTGCCAAGATAGCCCCGCTTGCACTCTTCTGTGTGATATTGTTTCCTGCTGCGCGATAGATCGTGTCGCCCAACGCATTCGATATTCTTAAGTAGTTGTTCTGTGTCCATCTTCCCGAAGAAGACCGCAAGATGTCCGTCTTGGGATAGTAGAACTCTACCGATGTGTCATACAGAATACGAAACAAGAACTCGTATGACTTTTCGGTTCCCTTGGCAAGATAAAACTGCTTGATGTTCTTCATCAGCCGCCGTGGATCAACTGGCTGATTGGTGGTCTTGCTGATTGCAAGGCTCTCGGGGAAGTTCAGTAGATACTGGGTGCGAAACTCCTCGACAAACTGATCCAAAGTGGTATCGATATCGGGAATGTCGTGCATCGCCATGGGCGAAAGTACCTTACCATCGTTTCGCTTCAATCCCAACCATTCATAGTATGCAGACAGAAATGCCACAAGCGTAGGATGATCCACCCGCACAAACTCGGGGAGTCTGTCGGAAACCAAGTGGGAAAGGTTGCGATCACCGTCAATGCTCATGCTTGATTACCGCGTAAATGGAGAATCACTTGCACTTCTATCTATCGTGGTCTTTTCGGGCACCGCGTTGATTGAGATTCCTAGATCATCGATGATGATGATCTGATTTCTCCTTGCAAAGATGTCTTTCTTCTCGGGAGTTACTGTGACCTTTAGCGATGTTTGTCCGTCATCCAAGTACTCGGGGATGAAGTTTCGAAGTGTGATTGTTCCCGTCGAATAGTCGATGCTGCCGATGTTCTTCAGAACAACTACTTTAGAAGATCCGACTTGCTTGTAGACGCGGACATTTCCGTAGCCATCGTCATCCAAGAAGCAATCCACGATTGGCTTGACAACTGCCGTCGATGTTGCATCTCTGTATCCAAATAGAGTGCTAGAAAGAATTGGGGTATAGCCGTCTACTGGGTGTAGAAGTGGGTTGTCAAAACGGATGGTATATGGAGCAGCCCGACCCAAGTTCGGCTCAAACTGCTTCGAAAGAGTGATTTCAGTTGAGTTTGAGTTGATGGCGGGTGCAGAACCATCGATGATGGACGAGAACTTGGAGAGTCTGAAGTTGCGTTGGAAGAGTCCCAAGTAGTTGGTGCTGTATGCCTTGATAAGAGACGAGATGCGAGTTTCGACACCCGACTTGTTCAAGGTGGTCTTTGATTCGTCGTAGTAGACGGTCACCGCTGGATTGATGTAAAGAATGTCGGGATCGACAACCTCGGGCGTGATGGTCACAAGATTTCGCTGCCCCAAAATGGTTCGCTCAATTGCTTGCTTCTCGGTACTGGAAAGGCGTGTTCCTACTTTTGGCTTGATGCTGATGAACACCTTTCCGTACTGAGGCGGATCATTCTCTTCTCCACCCCAAATGAAGAACGAGTCTGCTCGGCTTGCGTACTCGCGCCCAAGGATTGCCTTATAGTCATCTGCCGTTACCGCACGGTCTTGCGCCTGATAGTTTCTCGGGGCGTAGTAGCGGATCGACTCAATGTCTTCGCTGTCTTCTCCTCCGAAAGAAACCTGAACCTTGTCATCATCGTCCGTCTTGATTCGGACTTCATCGACGCGGCTATCGTTAGAGGTAATTGCCCTCTTCACGCTAGTCTCGTCGTATCCAATCCCATTCCCAGCCGAACCATTCGTAACCAAGTAGCGAAGTGTAACGACATTTCCGTTTTCGATTGCCTTGCCGATCACACCATCACCAAAATAGACTTCCCAAAACCCATCGCGGCTCTCCTGAATGAAGAACACATTCGATGAGGAGTCCAACTTGTTGATGTCAATTGCCCTCTTCCAAAGTTGTGCAGAACCCGTGTTATCTGTTTGGGATCGTTGTACCAATACCACCAAGGTATCGATATCGACATTCAGATCGGGGATCGCAAACTTCGCTTCTGACCCTCCCTGCGTGTTGGCGACATACGCAACTTGCTTAAGATAGCCCTGATACAGGGTGACATCCTGAACAATATTTTCCCCGCCGCGACGAACTGCTTTGTAGGTCTCTAGGTTGACAAAATTGACTGCCTTCCCATCGACATCCTTGCCACGAAACACGGTTCCCTGCTCCACGAACTCTCTGCCCTGAATTACTCTTTGGGTAAAAGGGGAAGTAACATCGTCCGTACCCATCGAAATGTCAACCACCAATTGGGCTGCTTTCTTCGATCTTGGCGTGTAGTTGAGATGCTTCGCCAAGGACACAACAGAGGGTCGCATGACAGCCGAATCGATGAACGACTCGTTCGCTGCCATGTTTGCATAGAACGCCTGATAGTGCGTGTTGTATGCCAACAGATCCAAGACGATTGATAGGGCAGAGCCTTCAAAGTTGTAGTCTTTGAATTGCTCCTGACCCTGAAGATACGCCCTGAGATTGTTCTTGATCTCATCAAACTCAAGCGACTGAATTGGTGTATTGGAACTGTTGTTCATCTTAGCCTCTGTAGAGCGACTGTTGTAGAGAAGACTTTCTGCACATTCTTAATCGTGAAGTGAATGGTAATTCGGATCTCATTCCTATCTATTACATCAACCACATCAACGATGGCGTTGCTGACTCGCGGCTCGTAACGCTGAATGGTGTCTCCGATTCTTCTCTTAAGTTCGATTAGCATGATCGGGTCAACCAGTTCAAACAGCAGATCCTGAATGCCTGAACTAATCTCGGGGTGAAACGGCTTCTCTCCACGGCGATACAGCAGAAGGTTGCGGAGTGACCGCTTGATGGCTTCCTCATCCTTACGCAAAGAGACATCGCCCGACAGCGGATTGCGGTCAAAGTTGATGTCTAGGTCTATGGATGTGTTCTGTGCCTTTGCCATTTTTACCTTAGAGCCAGTTCAAGTTCCGTGTAGTCTCGGGATTGTTCGAATGTCGAAGAGAGTTCCTTCACTTCATCCATCGTGGGCAGTTTGTTTGCCTCAAACCATTCCAGTTCGATGAATCCAACATACAGGTCTTCTTTCATGATCGGAAGAATCGCATATGCAACGATGCCGTTTGACTTGTTATACGAGCGGAAATAGCCCTCTCGCATCGACTCTGTCATGTGTAGTCTTGGATTGTTCTCCCGCATCGTCTCCACCAAATCCCAAAACATGGTGACAAGGATGTTCTGTAGATTGGCACCATCATATGGAACTCCTCGTTCACATGACTCATGTGTGATTGAGAACTTCTTCATCGGTGTGCCATCTAGGAACTTACCCCCATTGTGAAAGTGACCGATTCGCGCCCTGCATGCATTTGCCTTTACACGAAGACCTGTGAGTGTTTCGTGAATGATCGTGTGTTTTGCTTGGAAACTGGAACTTCTGCTTCCTCCAATAGAAGCCTCTTCCATTTCCTTTCGCTTCTCCGCGTAAAAGCGTCTCTTTGCATAGAACACTCCTGCAACAAGACCGCTTATGATTCCCGATGCGGCGATACCTACTTCAAACCAAGTTTGTAGCGATGTGAACATCTCCATCTCTCATCCCCCGCAGTAGACATTTTTGCTTCCCCGCGCACATGCGGATCCACAATGGACAGGATCAGCCACCCTAGCAGCGGGTCGGCTATTGATAAAGACGGAAGAGGATCCCTCTGCCGTTTTGCTAGTATGGCATGAATCGCCACAGCAATGCGTTGCCCAACCGTCACCCTTGCGATGCCAACCAAGACTATTCACGAATACATTCTTAGAACCCTCGACATTACGACGAGGGGGGAAGCATCCATGTCCTGAGCAGATATCGGTGTGTCTGTGAGCGGCTGGCATCTATTCTCCTTAGCAATTTGGAAAGTACCCCCGCTCCTTCATGGTGGCGAGATACTGTTTGTTCGTCACGGGATTTCCATCTATGAACATCTGATTCCTGATATTTAGGATGAACTCATCCCTGTCAGATGACCAATTGTTGCTCGTATCGATTACGAACTCACCATCGATGTATCTGCTCGTCAGAGAAGAATCAAATGCCCGTGCGATGAAGACGATCCCCTTTGGTATCGGGAATCCTGCCCTATACAAAGAAGCCGAACCACGAACTGCGTAGTTGTCCTCTGTGAACTTTCTCGGGCCCTGTTCTCCAAAATTGAAGTTGAATGTCTGTGCTGCCCGAACATCTCTCGGATCTTCGGGTATCCCTTGTGGATTGGTAAGTCCAAATTCCTCGGGAAAGATATCGTCCAAGTCATCGATCTTCCCGAACATGTATCCTGTGTCGATGTCTAGCGTCAGGCTAGGGGGAAACACACCACTAACGATTGCAAACTTCAGATCACCACCAGTTGTCGGTGGTGCGCCCACATAGGACACATAGGATGCTCTCAATTGGATCGTAGTTCTGCATCCGACATCGGGATCTTGTGGTCTGATCACCTTCTGCTGTTCATAGATCGGGCGAGACGGGGAGGTCTCGTTGTATGACTTGTTCAGGATAGCGGGACTCAACCATTGGATATCTCCCGTAACGGAGGAAAGCGACTCGTCCTGTTCAACGATGTTCAGTTCTCCAAATCCTGCGGGATAGTAGTATTCGATAGGCTGTGCGCCCGTCATACTAGCCATCAGAACTCTCCTAGGTCGATTTCATCATCCAAACTCTTGACTGTCACATCGGGAGATTCAATTACGATGTTTGGATTAGTACCGTATGGAACAGGTTCTGCGATGAAAGCATCCACGGGTTCTTCCGCAGGCTGTGACAATGCAGATCCAAGTTGTGGCTGCGACTGTGGTGTTGGTATCGCTTCGGGTTTGCCGCAGGATATGGTTGGGATGTTGCTCTGAATCGCTGCGCCGATATCTGCAATAGTGTCGTTGATCTTGCCAACAACACCCACAATAGCCTCGGATGCGATCTGTAGTGTTGGAAGGGTGATTCCGTTGATTCCCGCCATGATGTCGTTCAGCGATGGCAAGCCACCAATGCTTGCATTCGGGATGTCCAAATCCAAAGACGGCACCTTCCCCAAGAATCCGCAAATGTCGATATCGGGAACTTGGGACATGTCTCCTCGCTCGGTAGTCAGTTCGTTGATCGACTTTTTCGATTCGTTGAAATCAGTCGCTACGGGGACATTCACCATTCCACGGATACTTACCGCCTCGCTTGTCTTCACCGATGACTTCTGTGCTGCGTCCAATGCTGCGTAGGTCTTCAGTTGGTTCTGCTGATCGAATTGATATGTTTCGATGTCTTCCGAAGAATACACAGAACCCTGCGTACTCCTAGACGGAGTTGCGCTTGCGATTGGAATGGACAAGTTTGGTCTTGAAAAAGACATTAGTCCTTATTCCTCACTTGCAAATCGGATGGGCTGAGTTTTTCGATTAGTCCATTGACCAATCCACGCAACTTGTCCATGAGAGTTTGTACATTTGACGAGTTCTCACCCTCGGGATTCAAGTCGATTCTCGGAGCCATGATGACCATGTTTCCTTCGCTAGAGAGCGTATAGGTTCCCTTGACCTTCTGAAGGAAGTTGCCGCCGACATCTACCGTCATGTTTCCTCGGGCGTACATCTTCGTGTCTCCCTGAACCTCAATCTCCAAATCCTTGCCCATCATGATCTTCATCGTCTTGTCGGCATTGAACGAGCAGTTTCCCTTTACAAGAATCATCTTGTCATTCAGGGTGATGTCCCATGCATTTCCGACAACCTTGTGTACCTCGCTGCCTCTCGGGTGAATCTCCGTAAAGGTGCCTGAGCAATGGTACCAATGCATTCTCTCTGCCCCTGGTGTATCGTCGTACTCGACAATATGTCCTGCTTGGGATTCATAGACATTGTTGAACGGGTACTGGGCTGCGTATGGTGTCTCGGGTTCTGCCCAAAATCCATAGAGTGCCGACACGCAGAATTCGATGCTGTCTTTCTTCTTCTTGACAATCGTGTTCTCAATCTGCTCGTTTCTTGCCAACCTGTTCGTGTCTGCTTCTCCCATTCGTGAGATAAGCGGATACATCCCCTGCGGATCGGCAAACCCACGACCAGTATCGATGGTCGGATTCTTGGGCAACTGATACGACTTGAGTCCGACATCGTTCTTCGCTTCGTCCAAAGACGCGATGATCTCTGCCTTCTTGCTTTCGATCTGATTGATGTAGATCTGCTTGACATCCTCGGGATCCACAAACGGCAGATTTGGCAGATTCGACAATTCGTTTGGAACTGGAATGTTTACGGTGTTGATCCCGCCGATTGTGCCAAACACAACTGGCTCTTGCGAATTCATTCCATCTCGGAAGAACCCCACCACCCATGTTCCTTGAAGCAGACCCGTAGGAGACCACCCTTTGCCCGAAACGCTTGCGCTTGTAACGGGCATGATGACATGCGCCCAAGGAAGATTGTCCGTGGGAATCTGTGTCTTGTCATCTGTGTGCCACCCAAGTACGCGCACACGGACGCGACCCAACTTGAGTGGATCATAGATGTCTTCTACGACACCCTGCCACCACACGAAGCCGTTTTTGCCCATGTAGTCCGCTCTCATTGGTTCTTGATTGCTGCTCATGATGTCTCCAAATTCAACTCTGCCTTCTTGTAGTCGGCAATCGGCTCTGCGAACGAATCACGCGACAATGTCATCGTCATAGTATGTTCACGATCTGTTACGAGATGCTTTACGGTGGTGACCAAGTAGCGACCCTTGAGATAGTCATCTTCATAGTTGTCTTGATACTTCGTTGCTTCCTTTGCAATCGTCCTGAAGTTGATCACCTGACCCGCCTTGACATTCGTATCACCGTAGCAGGAAACTATGAGATTGATCGAATTCAGTTGGTTGAGCAGAGACTGCCTGAGCAATACCGTTTCATCGGGATCATGAACCTGTGCAAGTCCTGCCATCGAATAAGATGACTTCGGATAGAAGCGAATGTGCGACTCCACGGAATCCGTGTAATCGATCTTCTGCATCGGGATGAGTGGATTCTTCTCAAGATGTGCAGCATCATTCATAAACGATTTGTCATACTTGAACTGCGAGGTAGACCATGTCTTGGTTGTCATGTCGTGAGTCATGATCGCTGACGCAAGCATCCCCAAATTCTGTTGCTTTATCTTGTCAGTCATGTCCTCTACGACCAACGAGTGAATGTTCCGAAGTTCAGACTCAAGCATTCTTGCCCCATCGTCGCTACGGAACCCATCGGGATAGTTTGTGTATGTAAACGAGGCATCGGCTGTCTTTAGACCCGACAGGGGGACGAAATGGTGCCCGTCTGAGTTTTGAAACAGCACATAATCACACATGGAAGTGTCGGCTCTTGCCCTAGCCCTGTGAGCAAGCCAATTGATTGCATATAAGGGTGACCAATAAGGAATCACATACGAGCGATTGTCGAAAGTCTCGGTAACTGTCTTGAGGTGGATCTTGTCATCATCGAAGGCTTCCCGCGCAAGACCGATTGCGCCGCCTACGACAGCCCCAGCCACGCTCCCTGCAATCGGGATGGGGATCATACTACCCATCAAGCCCCCTGCTGCCGCGCCTCCTGCGAGGGCTGAAATGAGACCGTTGTTTTCGCCGTTATCGACCGCCAAAAACTCGTCAAAGATGTTCTCCACCATCTTGGACACGGGCATGTTTCGATATGATTTCGAAACCTTTGTTTGCATGCTTTTGATCGCCTGTTGAGCGACAAACTCAATGCGAACCATCTGTGTTGATTCCTGTGCAGTCTCGGTCAGCACCGAAATCTTGTATGTTCGAAACACCATCTTCACGGGCTGACTGCCGCCCATGGGGGTTCGATAAATGATTGTCAAGGTCTCGGCACCGATGATCGGAAAGTTCTTTACGAGGTTCATCGAATCGATCAGCGTGATGCTTCCCGACATGCAGTTGCTGAAGATGTCCTCGTACACAATGAAGTTCTGAAAGATGCCCTTCAGGCTCATCGTAAAGCCAGTATACGACTTGAGGGTGATCTCATCGATCACCACATCGCCTGGTTTCACCATCGTGTCGCTACTGACCTCTGTCACGATTCACCTCATGTATTGATTTGGAATAGCCGCCTGAAATCTCTCAGGATTGGGTCGATGTATTCGGGTCGCATCAACTTGATGTTGCGCTTGTCATCGTTGACCTTCGACTCATGAACTATGTTCGTCACCGCCGTGGCGTAACCAAGATCATCGTCGTTGCCATCGATGCCCAAAGGAATCAACTCCGTATTTCCAACTACGAATCTGTCGATCATTGCCGATGGACTTTCGCTTCTTTTATTATCAACCAATGTAACTGGCTTGTACAGGGGTGATATGACTTCACCATCCTCTGATTCAAAATGATGAAGTGCATATACGCTGCTGTCAACTACGCGGAATACCTGTGCGGCAATTTCCCTACCTGTTCTATTCGTTGTGAACAGATCGTGTGTAATGTCTTGTGGACGGGCGATTGCCTGACCACCAAGTCGAGCAAGATTCTCTTGAATTCGGAAAGTGCCTACTGTGTTTTCGATTTCGATCTTATACAGAGTTGGATCCCAAGACTTGACTGTGCCTCTTCCGACCTCGTTCCCAAGTCTGTCCTTCTGCACGACCAAATCGCCAACCTCATAGTGCGGGAGACGGCGGTCAAACGGCACGATTCTTCC